TTATTCTAGCTCATAACTTACGCTATTTTGAAATGAACTAGCACCACGGGTATCTTTGTATAATTTTATTTTGTTTAATAAATGTTCTGTTTTTTGAAAATACATTTTTTCACCTCGATTTTGTTTATAGCTTTTCATAACCTATCATCCTAAATTTAATAGTGGTTGTCCTCTAGGTTGCTTAAGCATGATTCCTTCTTTCTAAATACAAAAGGGACATATCCAAACAAACTACACTAGGAGGTAGTTATTTGGATATGTCCCCAGATTGTTTCTGATAGACTGCTATTTAATTGTTTCCTTTTTGGTAATCCGTTCTAAACGTCCGTCTAGATAATGAAAAGTTACTTCACCAAATTTAGGAATTTCTATATTTTTAATGCTACCATTTTTGTAATAATAAATCAAGTCGGACTTGATTTCTGCATCAATATTTTTAACTGCTGAATTCATAGAATTTTCTTTGTCCCCTCTAAGTCGAATGAATTTATTCTTGCTAGATATAAAGTAATTCTGCAAAGCTATCCAGAATTATCTCCCTGCGTTTTAGGATAGAAGACTTTTTCTTGTATAGATATCCAGTCTTCCCAAGTTGCATAGTGTGATAAATCTCTTCCCAGTCTCTTTTTTGGTGCCCCCACCGTAATTCAAATATTTCACGGTCATCTGGCTCTAGTTTTTTTAATAACTCATCGATACATTTTTGAAACTCTTCTAACTTTTGAATAACGATATCACTAGAAAACTCAAGTGCCATGTTTTCTGCGTAGTTGAAATGAGATCCGCTGATGTATCGAACTGTCTCATATTCATTTGTTTGGCTTCGTATCCCTGCAGTAGATCTGTTTTTCTCTTTTGAATGAGTCTGTTGATGTTTAAGTATTTTTCTTCTAGCTCGTATTCTAAGTAATTTCTAGTCGCCTCAGCATGATTTTTGGGTTTCATACTCTACTCTTCCTTCGCCAACAATCCACTAACTGCCATATCTCGAATAAATTGGTTTTCCTGCTCTGCCGTCATATTCGGATTATCCCTCTTGATTTCCAGCAGTAGTTCTGCCAACTTGTCGCTGTCTGTTTGAAGTGTTAATTTCTTGACCGTATTTTGGAAGTGTAGTTCTAGACTGTCAATCATTGCTTCCATGCGATCTGCAGTCTGAAACATGTTGTTAACGTGATAAGCAATTTTGGCAATGGTCGCAAAGAATTTGGCTCAGGTGTCTGGATGATTATATAGTTCGTAAACGTTTAAAGTGGTATCCTCGGCAAAAATTCGGTTGCCAATGGTCAAAAAGTTTATATAATCGGCTTCATTGAGTTCTTCAAAATCCATAGTCATGAATTCGGCTCGTTGCTGGTTTAATTCCTCCAGCTCTTTTTCTGCCTGGGCAAAATATTCTTGTTCGGTCATGGTGTTTGTTCTCCTTGTTTTAGCTTGTTGATTGAATAGCGTTTATCTGAAATGCTGAAGGCCTTGAATGAGTTCCCCTCTAGTCCTTTGAAAATTCGGCTCGCATTTCGTGCATTGTAAACGGTCTTGATTTCCTGGCTATTCAAATTTGTGTTAATGATCGTTGTTTCTCGGTTATTGAGAATGTCAAATAGAAAATCTTGCTCCCAGTCGCTTTTGGAAGCAATATTCGCATTCTTTGCCCCTAAATCGTCCAAGATGAGAAAATCAACGTTGGTCAGTTGCTCAACGGCATCAAACTCTGTCAGGTTTGCCCCTTTGCCGTAGTTCCAGCCGTTTTTAATCTGCTTAATGATTTCAGTCAAGCTAACGAATAACACGCTTTTAGGCTTGCCAATCTCCTTGAAATGCTCGTTGATTGCCTTAGCCATAGCAAAAGACAAGTGACTTTTTCCAATACCTGTCTGGCCAGTGATCAGCGTGTTGCCTGTCATGCCTTGCTTGTACTTCTCAACTTGACGTTTAGCAAATTCTAACATCTGCTTTTCTTCAGCAGTATCAGCCATGAAGTTCTCAAAACTAGCTTCTTTCAGCTCAGTAGGTACAAGGCTATCACGCATTAGAACATCATAGGTTACCACATAGGCTTGTTGGTTACGTGCCTCTAGAAGTATTTCTTCTTCATGCAAAGCAATATCCTCCTGCGTACAATCTGGGCAGAATATGCTTGTTTTCAGTTCTTTGGTTTCTCTGTCTGGAAATTGGATTTGCCAGAGCTGTGTTCCGTGTTTTGAGCAACATTCTTCAAGTATCTTTCTTCGGTCTAATAGATCCATTGGATTACCTTCTAGAATGGTAGTGGTGGGTGATTATCATTGTTGCCTGGTTGGCTATGTTTTGGGACTTCGTTCAAGTAGCTATCAAAGTTGCTAGGAGAAAATAAGGTCTTTGGCCGTAAGTATTGAGCCATTTGGCTGTTATTCTTCCATTGAGCTACCTTGGTATCAATAACTTTCTTGAAGTCCTCAAGAGTGTAGCCGTCTTTGTATCTAGCTTGAATGAATTTGGTGTGAGTAGCTATAAATTTATAAGTGTGTCCTGTTTCTTGATTGAGGTACTGGATAGGGATGTAAAGGGGATAATTCTTTGGGCTAACTTTACTTAGTTCATCGATAGATGATTGATTAAGCCAATTTGGAAAAACATACGCTGAACTCTTTCAGCAGAATTGTCCAATTCGGAATGTATCTCTTTATTTATATCTAAATCTATATCTAACTTTATATCTTTCTCTATCTCTGGTGCACATTTGTTCAACATTTGTAATTGTCGTCTAGATTCTCGCATTCTATCAGCGTTTGTGCTTGATTGTCCTACAAAATTCTGGATATTGGTCATATAGATTGCACCGTTATCCAAAATCTCAATCAAGCGTAGTTGCTGGAAAATCTGGATTGCCTTCTCGATAACTCCTACATGATGCTGTGTGATTGTCGCAAGCATTTGGGCATTATAGGGAATTAAGTCGTTAAACATTAGTAGCCCATTGTTTTTCAAACTGCGTAGATACAATTTCAAAAGGATATTGCTATAAATATAGCCGTCTGGCATACTTTCCAGAATGATTGCCTCATCACTTTCAAAGAAATTGTCTTTTAGCTTTAAGTAATAATATTTTTTATTATCTGTCATTCTCAACCCCCAAAAATATCAAAATATCACTGACCCGATAAAAGATTTTTCTCGTATCTTCTAGCGGTGGTTGGTATCGTTTCAGCCCGTGCTTTTCCCACCGTTGCAAAGTCTTGTATTCTATATCTAGCTCATCCTTCAACTGTTCGGCGGTCATCAGTCCAAGTATTCTTGGTTTGACTTTCTCACGTCCTTCCAGGTACTTACCAACAATATCCAGCAAGCTGTGAGTTAGATCTTGCTCGCTCTCTTTACTCAAACTAAACATCTCTAAACCTCCTCCAGTCTTGCAAGTCTGCGGTCAGTAGCGCATGAATACGCTTGTGTTCTTGGTCGTATTGCTTTTGGAGTGGTAGCACTCCTGCAAGTCGCTCCGTTTCGTTCTGGGGGGATATAGTAACCCCCTAGCTTGTTATCTCTTCCACCACATACGGGTATGCCATAATCCACAATCAATTGGCGGATATGTTCCCGAATGGTTCGAACGTCCAAGCCTGTCAGCCGTTCCATATCCGCCCCCGTGATAGGCAAGTCCATTCCAAGCGGTAGGAGCTTGAAAATCTTTTGTAGATGTGTTGGTAGTTGTTTTTTGGTCGTGCCTGCGCCTCCAGACTAATAATTTTGTTCTTTGTCCATAACCTTTTCCCCTCATGATCTAAATCAAGAAAATTCTGTGCTTCATCTTGGGTAGTGTTATCAATTATTTGTTTTGCTATTTGTTCAAGTTTTTCAAATGTCAGCATAGATTCCCCCTAATTGTAATATCTGCCCTGTGATTGAATATAAGCCCCGTAGTTCGCATTTGTCAGCTGTTTGGAATGATTACCCTCTGGCTTGGTTTTCGGTTTGTCAGGAGCTTGAAAAGTGCCTAAACCAAGGCAAAACCAAAGAAAAAAGTTAATTGGTGTTAATATGGCAAGCAGTATCAAAGTTTGTTCAAAAGTTAGTGTTAATTCCTCAGACATGTTTAAACTCCTTCTCTGTATTCATTAGCTAATTCTTTATGATCTGCAATAATCCTTTGCAATGCGTGAATGGAAGTATTGACAATAGCAGATGTAATAGCCTGGCTATGCCCTGCAGTTGCAAAATCCAACACTTCCAGTACATCAGTAAGCTGTCCACAAAGCCCTTCGTAATCGACTAAAATATCATTAGCTCTATCTTTCATTTTTTTCCTCGTTCTTTTGTTTTCTCTGCATTTTTAAGAGTTGCCCTCTACTTGCTAGCACATTCCACGTTTCTGTGGTATAATCATTTCAGATTTGTTTACTAAATCCCTTTTAATCGCTTGCCTGCTGATTAAATGTCTGTTTAGTAATGTTTTGGAAAAGCCTGTCGGTCGTCAAACTTTGGGCTTTTCTTTTACTCAAATAACGTTTCTATTAGGTCCGCTAGTTTTTTAGCGGTCTTTTTTAGTGTTAAATAGATTAGTCCGCCTATGGTTTTCCTCCTTTCATTTTTAACGCGTATTATCTTCATTTTGAAGAAGTGAAGTAGTGGGGTGGTATATTTACCCTAGAAAGATATTTCAAGTTGTCAGAAGTAATAAGTTTATTTACTCTGTGACCTTAAAACGTGTTTTAGCTCGCTCACTTCTTTCCCTTCGTTGTTCTTCAGTCAATTTCAATTTTGGTTTTGCAAATGGATTGATATTTCCGTCGATCATCTTAACTCTGATGTAAATACGATTTCCTCGCTCATCGATTTCCTCTGAAAGAATGTCGTATAGTTCGATACGCTTTTCAATCTTGGTAATGTGCCTGCGGACACTGGTTTCAAATGTCCAGGTATCTGCTAGCTCATCGTAGTTGATGACTGTTTCCCGTTCTTCTGGCAGGTATGCCATGTCTATCTCCTCCTATCATACAGATAGTTTTTGCTTTTTCATGATTAACTCTCGAATGTCAGCGTATTGCATATTCACGTTAATCAGAGCTATCGCTACATCTTCAAAAGCTTGGTAGTTTGTCAGTTCATCACTTGTCAAGCTATCTATGCCGTTGTGTCCGCCACGCTTGTTTTTCAACTGCTTAGCATTCATTCCAGTTACTGCCTTTAGCAACAGATTGTTTACAGAGGCATAGGCTTGTTTGGGTGCATTCTCCCAGTTTTTGATTGCTTCAAGTAAGTTTTTTCGCCTTGGCTTTTCTAAGGCTCGTTGGATTTTGAAGTTGGCCAGCTCGTCCCGCATTTCAAAGAATGCCTTGACCAAGTTCTTTTTGAACTCTCTGACTGGTTGGGTGTTTCTGAGATAGGTTATCAATAAAGTAGCTTGTTGCTCATTCAAAATGTAGTTCTTTGAATGTTGGCCACTAGTCATAGCTTGGATTTGAAATCCAACCTTTCCTAAATTTTCAAAATCTACCTTGTGTTCTCTGATTAAGCGTGTAATAGTGTGATGTTGCACCTCTGCACACTCTGCCACAATACTACTAAGTGTATACGGCTCTTTCCGTCCGTCCATGTAAACTAATTCCATAGTTCTCCTTTCTGTGTATTTTTCTGTACTTGCCACCTAGAGCAGTACCAAGGAGCAAGAAGGGTTTGAACAAATAAGGAGAAAAAGCAACAAACCTCTTGATACTGCCATAGGTAGCAAGTAAAAGTTTTTGGCAAGTAATTGCTAGATTATAAATCTTCAATAAGCCAATTGATAACACTCTCGTAGATGCGACGTGGAGCGTCATAGTTTCCTTTTTCAACTTTCACTAATGTTTTTGTTGAAATTGCTAATTTTTTTGCAAGTCTAATTTTTGTTAGTGCTAGTTTTCCGCGTTTCTCTCGCACTTTTTCGGCGTGTTTCTCAGTTATTATCATTTCAAACCTCCTTTCTCAAATTGAGAACAAAACAATTATAAGTTCTTCTTTTGAGAATGTCAAGCCTTTTTATTCTTTTTTTGAGAATGTTTTTTCTTTACCATTTTTCTAAATGATGCTATACTTAGTCCCGAAAGGTAGTTAAATATATGACTGATGTACGGAATAAACTTAATCAATTACGGACGAATCAAGGGATTTCACTTTCAAAATTGAGTAGACAATTAGAAGATGAATATGATATTTCAGTATCTCCTAGTCAGCTAAATTATTATGAAAAAGGGGAACGTTCTCCCAGAAATCAAAAAGTTTGGGAGAGTTTAGCAAAAATTTTTGATGTAAGCGTTGCTGAGTTACTCAATATTAAAGAAGATGTACCTCCATATCCGTATGAGACTTACACGCCTAGAGAAGAAAAGATTTGGATAGAATACAATCAACGTGGAATCAATAAAACAGGCATTTCATTTGATACCTATTTGATATTGCAAAAAAAAGGACTCGATATAAGCAATATTATTGAGAAAATAATCGAACCAAATATAGAGAACGTTAAAGCCCTATATGACTTATTGAATGATGAAAATTTCAAAGAAAATCTAGAATTACAACAGGAAGCTTACACTGTTATAGAGAAGCATTTAAGCGATCCAAAAAAATTTAAAAAATTAGCTTTGCATATTGTCCACCACCCTAGTTTTATGATTTACTTGAAGGGACTAATAGATTTTGATAAAGAAGATTGTACAAATGAAGCTGACCTGTTAATAAATTATTTACTGTTAGATGAAGTAGACAAAAAAATAGCTTTTGACTTAATTCAAAAGCTATCGGATAGAAATACTTAATCTTTAATACTAATGGATATAATGAGAATGCTGTAGAGTAGTTTTTCTTGAGAATATCACTTTGAAAGTTGTCTAGACAAGTATAGGTAGCGAGGACTATCAGACAAGAAACATTATGAGCATTTCAGCCATTTTGAAATGTATTACAGTAAATGCAGAAATATTGAAAAAGAATAAATTGAGAAATAAAAAGTTATTATTAAGCATTCAAAGGAGACAGATGGCTAGACAAGTAAAGTTAGATAATAGGCAATTAATTAACCATTTATCTGATAAAGGTGTTACATTTCATAAGACAACAAAAGGACAAGCAATTACATTCCTAGATAAAAATAATTATTATTACAAACTTTCTGCTTTCAGGAAAAACTTCAAGAAAGTTGGTGATAAATACGTTAATCTGGATTTTGGGCATCTACAAGATCTAGCTGCATTAGATATGAAATTGCGTAACATACTATTGGGAATTGCAATTAATGTAGAGCATTTTATAAAGGTTGAGTTATCTAGACAAATTAATAACAACACAAAAGAAGATGGTTATAGCATCATTGCAGATTTTAAAAATTCTGAGTATGGTAGTTATTATGAATTTACCCGTAGTAAGTTTAAAAACTCTCGCTATCAAGGTGATATGTACGAAAAGCGTAAACACGACTATCCCTATTGGGCTCTATTAGAGCACATGGATTACGGCTGTTTGATGAAATTTGTTATTTTTTATTATGAAAAATATGAACCTAAATCCTTAAAGAAAGCGTATGAATTAGGAGATAATGCCAGACATATCAGAAACGCTTGTGCTCATAATAGTGTATTCATACTGAATGTCTTTAAAGATGATAATAAGTTGCCAAACGTGACGGCAACAGTTTCAACATTGGCAAAACAGACTAATACATTAAAGTATAAGAATTATAAAAAGGTTAATGACTTACTTTCACTATTTTCGCTAGCTAGGACATATTGCTCTCAACCGGTAAGAGACTACCAAAAACAATTTATTAAAGAATTCGTAGTTAGAGCTCGAAGGAATGAAGAAGACTATAGGCGAAATGTTGAATTAACAAAAATGATGGTAATTTTTGAAAGAATAGTTGACATTTTATAGAAATGCTGATATTATATTTTAAAGTGTAAGACCGATTGAGTTCGGTGCCCTATGAATTATGCGTGCATAATTAAGGGAATTCTTTAAAAGACAGGGTCAGCTAGATTACTAGTTGGCTCTATTTTTGTTTTACAGACCTTGGAAAAGTAATTTACCAATTAATTTGAATAGACTATTAACAATCTTGTTGCATGATATAAACCTAAATCCCTTTTAATCGCTTGCCTGCTGATGATAGAAAGGTTTATAATCATGAAAATAAAGGAAGTAACAAAGAAAGACGGTAGCATTGTTTACCGTGCAAATATCTATCTAGGAGTGGACCAGGTAACAGGGAAGAAAGTCAAGACCAATGTCACGGGGAGGACACAAAAGGAAGTTAGGCAGAAAGCCAGGCAAGCAGAATATAACTTCAAACAGAATGGTTCAACACGCTTCTGTGCTCAAACAGATATAAAAACCATTCAGGAACTATCTGAAAGTTGGCTAGCGAACTACCAGCACACTGTGAAGCCTCAAATGTTAAGAAATACCAAGTCATATCTAAAGAATCATATCCTACCCCGTTTGGGAGATATGCGACTGGAAAAGCTAAGCCCACCAGTAGCCCAGGCGTTTATAAATGATCTAGCCAAGCGTACAAATCAATTTGATAAGGCATGCTCTGTCCTGTCGAGAATGTTTAGGTATGCTATTGTTTTGCAGTTGGTCCAGTACAATCCTGTGCGAGATACTCTCGTTCCCAGGAAGAAGCAACCGGCGAAAAAGAAAGTGAAGTATATCCAGTCAGACCACTTAAAAAAGTTTCTGGATTATATCGATAAGCTCGCCCAAAAAGATTTTACAAGATATGGCTATATGGTTGCCTTTCGCCTCTTGCTTGCTACTGGTATGCGTATCGGTGAGTTATCCGCTTTGGAATGGTCGGATATCACCTTGGAGGAGCATAGTATCAGAATCAACAAAACCTACTTACAAGAAATTAAACAGGTAGGAGAGACCAAGACCAAGGCTGGGGAAAGAGTTGTCAGCATCGATAAGGCGACAGTCCTCATGCTCAAACAATACCAAAATCGTCAACGAGTGGTATTCTTGGAAGTTGGAGGAGCACCGACTAGGGTATTTGAAACACCGACACGGCTCTACCTTACTAGGAATAACTTTCAAAGAGTGTTAGACCGTCACTGTGAAAAACTTGAAATTCCACGGGTTACCCTCCATGCTTTTCGCCACACTCACGCTAGTTTGCTGCTGAACGCTGGAATTAGTTACAAAGAACTCCAGCACCGTCTAGGTCACTCCAATATCACGTTGACCCTAGACACCTATTCTCATTTATCCAAAGACAAAGAAAAAGAGGCGGTTTCATATTATGAAAAGGCCCTCGCAAATCTTTAG